TAGACTCAACCACCTCTCTTATTCTGCTTGCGTCTTTTTATGACGCTTAGGTTTTTCAACTGTTAATGCCTTGATCTGCTCTTTTAATTGCAGGATTTCAGCATCTTTTTCAGCGATCACTTTGTACAATTCTCCAACACTCATGTTGGTTGTGCGCTGAAGAATTGTGCCTTTACCATCTGTTACACTATATCCTTTGTCAAGATATCTCTGAATATCATCATCCGCAATTTCAAGAACTACATTACTACGTTCTACAATAGCCATAATATCCTCCTCTATTAACCTTCCGGGAACAACGTCTCATCGGGGTATAAATCCGGAGATGGATATAGTGTCTTTCACTCGTTAGTTGTTGTGGTTGTAGTAGAAGAAGCAGGTGTAATGTTGAACTGAATTGCGTCAGCTTTCTTATTCAGAATGAACACGTCTTCAAAGGACTCTTCGTAATAAACCCACTTACCTTCGCTCATTGCACTCGGAGCATCGAGACGAGAGAATGTGTAGGATACAGGTGTGATGACTGCTCTAGGATCAATCAGCATCATGTTAATCTGAGCCGCATCAGCCGCCGGTGCCCAGTCAGTTGTGAAGTTGTACTTTGTCTTCATCAGAATGCTCGGAACAGGCTTAATTGTAACTTGATCAAGTCTGTTGACACGTCTGTCGATAGCGTTCGGACCAGACTCAACATTGATGGATCTGCTGATGTTCTGTGCTTCTTTCAGCAGATAGTTAAGGTCGTGTGTGACATACAGAAGACGACCATTTGCCGGAACACGAGCGTTGTCCATCGCTAACATCAGGTTATCGAATACCTGCAGGACGTTAGCTGTTGTCAGAACAGTTGTATCAGCTGTCTTACCTGTATATGCACCATGGGAAGAATCACCTGCTACAGAAGTTGTCCACAGCTTGTAAATACGAGAGATTGTATAAGCATCCATTTCAGGGAACTTATGCTCTTCGTTGAACACCTGTGTAATGTTTGCAATTGTGTTGACCATATTGGACTGATCAATGTCCATCGGGTGAACAAGAGTACTCCACTTTCTTTCGTTCTCCAGAGTCTTTGTTTCCCATTTGTTGTCGTAGTTACGCTGTGCGAATGCTACTGTATCACGGTCAGCGTTAACACGACCAGTTGTAGAAATGCTCGGAATTTCAATTGTCTTTGAGTTTACCCAACGGTATCTACCGTTGTTCGGTGTGTTGTAGAGTTCACCAAAGTTCAGCATATAAGGGTATGCCTGTGACAGTGCACGACCATACTCTGTCGCATAGTTTACGGAACCTACGTTTGCGTTTGCACCACCGTTGTTAGCCGGTTCAGCCATGTTTAATTTCCTCCTGTTTTGTTAGTCCTTTTTAATAGGATTAATTGGCGTGAAGTGGAACGCACTTGCAAATCCACCTGTTTGGTCTTCTGACGCTGAGGTTGATTGTGCAGTGGATGCCACGAATGTCGGTTTCGGCTCAGCAGGAGCAGATGTTTGTTCAACAACGAACGCATCGTCATTTTCCTTCTGATAAGAGGATACAAAGTCATCAGCACCAATAATCTTGCCGTCTTTCATTGTGAGATTTTCAGCGATCATGGATTTTACAAAATCACGTTTCGCCGCTTTACTCGTGAAGTTCTTACTGCCAGCAAATTCACGTACTGCAAATTCATATGCCTGTTGAGACAGTTGAGCTTCATATGCCTTTGTCTCTTTGTCATATTTCTTCTGCAGGTCAGCTAAATCTTTTGACGCTTTCTTTAAAGAATCTACATCAGCGCCGTCAAGCGATGTCTGTAATTTCTGTAAGTCTGCATCCCGTGTCTTGATTGTTTCATCAAGTGTGGTAATACGAGTATCCCGAGCTTTCAGCTCATCATCATACTTCTGTTTGGATACATAACCACCGTCACTAAGATTTGCGATTTTAATGCCTTTTGCAGTGAGCGCAGAGGTAAGCTGATCATACGTCATCTGACCATTCTCTGCTGTTGCGAAAATGTTTTTTAACCAATCCATCTGATAATCTCTCCTTACATTCTTTATATCCGTTATTTATATATCCGCATTACGGTGTGCGGGAATGTACTGGAATACTGGATAAACCATTATTATCCACTTAAATTTTAGTACATTTTCTAATCAAAGTAAATATTATACAATTTAATTTTATGATAGTCAGGCACTCGTGTTCTGTTCATTTGAGGCTTTAATCCGCACGCATTACTGAACATCTTATATTGCGTTAGAAGATCGTTAATTCTCGCTTGATATAATTCAGCTTGCTTTCTGTCACCGCTTGCTCTAAACGCTATTTGATGCTCTTTAGCATATCGAATTTTAGTTTCTAGCTGTCTTTGATATTGCTTGCATTCATACATCGTAAAATGCTTTCCATTTGACGTAGTATAGCCTGCGTGATTATCGTCAATGAACTTTTTCAACTGTGTGTCTGTATATCTAGGTTTATATGACTCGATGATAATAGACTTTGCCCAGTGACCACAATTCCACATACCAATTGCACGTCTGATAGCTCCGAACGCTGTGCCATTTACATCTTTAAAAGACGATTCATTTTGCAGTTTGTTATATTCCTCATTTGTGAAAATATGCCCTTGTATAGGCTCGTGGTCTACGGCGGGATTCGCATGTGCAGATAATTCTTTTCCATCAGCGTTGATTTGTCTGCCAATTTCATCTTGAACTTGTTGTCTGACTGCATGTACTCCATCAAGAACATTTCTTCTAACAGCACTGTCTAACCTCTGTGTATACCCACTATCCCAAGATATTCTGCGTACACCGCTATCTGCTAACTGTTTAATTGTTCTTCTGACAGCAGTGTTAAAATCCACTGTCTTACTGCGCACTGCTTGAATCGCTTCGTCAACAACCGATTGATATGTCGCATCAATGGGCTGGAATCTTAATACTCCTGGATTCTGAAGGTCTCTAATCATAAACCCAGTCGCAGTGGATTTTGAAATGTTTACATACGTATCCGCTGTTTGATTTGCAATAGCATTTACAAGTTGTTGTAGGTCTGTATTTTCGTTATACGGAATAAATGATTTGTGTCGATAATCATAGAATGGCTTTGCATCAATATAATCTTCAATTGCCACTTGTTTAATTAAGTTCTTAATTTCCCGCACTTGAAGATTTGTTAACTTTGCCAACTCATCATTAATCTGTCGAATATCACTGCCCATAGCTACTAATAACTTTAACCGTTTGATGTCAGAGGGAGAGAAATTGCCAATTTCTCTTACCCTCTTTGCGATCATCTCAATAACATAGGCATTAATAGATTCTTGCCGATCAATAATAGGTTGAATTAAGTTTTCAATAGCGTCATCACTGAGCATTATTCAGTCGCCTTCTGTACACTCGGAGTTTCTTGTGTTTCTTCAGGCTGAGTCAGATTAATTTCATTAGCAGTTTTAATCATTTCTTCTTCCATTGTTTCTCTCTGCTCATCTTTAATCAACAGCAGAGCTTCATCTGCCTGTCTTTCTGTCTCTCCGAAGTACCACATTCTGTTCTCACGTTTAGATGCAAGTCCATTCTGTTGCAGTGTAATTCTGTTCAGCAGTTCTGTATCCCTATCAACAATAATTGAATCATCCCACTCAAATGAAATATCATACTCACCATCGGGTGTAATTTCATACAGATCACAGAATACATTCATAATGTAAATTACATCACGTAATGTATCCTCAAGTGCTTTTTGAATTTCAGCGTTAGCTTGGAATGAGCGTTGTTTCAGAATCTTCAATTCTGTAGCAGTTCTAGCTTCTGCTGTATAGACTTCAGCAAGTGTACCTCTGCTAAGTCCGCAAGCATCTTCAACACGCATCAGAATTGTATTTAATCCTTTTGTGTAGCTATCATCACGAAGATTCGGAGCATACGGTTCATAAGTATCGTCAGTTGTGCCGAGGTCAACTTTTCTATACAGTCTGCGTTGTAAGTTATTTAATACTGTGTGATCGTTTCCATGTGAATCAACTTCTGTTCTGAGAGCATCACGGTCAATATCAATCGCAAGCTCACCGCCCTCGTATTCCCACAACAGTCTTGAGTATTGAATATCAGCATCTTTAATAAGGTTTACAGCTCTTGCAAATCCGCTTACTCCAAGAGGACTGTGCATAT